ACTCGGTGTAACTCCTAATCCTAAATTGCCTGAAGCGTCAAGAGTCATATGTGTAGAAGCTAAACCAACTGCATCAGTAGGTTGCGCCATACCAAAGTACATAGCACCATTACTTGCAGATGAATTTCCTCTACCATATCCTAAATATAGATTACCTGCGGTATTTCCTGAGCCAAAACCACCCCCTGCTTTTATTGTTAAATTGCCACCATTACTGCTTGTAGTAGCAATAGCAACTCCAAACATTGTAGAAACGCCTTTATCAGTTAATAAAAAGCCACCTGTTTCTTGTAAAATACTATTCCCTATTGTACTTGCACCTGTAAATTTAGGTAGGTAGTTGGTAGTACCTGTTCCCGTTACTGGGTTAGTTAAAGCACTTTGCTTATTATTAAATGTTGTCCAATCCGCACTTGATAATGCACCACGATTCGCTGCACTTGCAGTTGGTACATTTAAAGTAATTACAGGAGTTGTTGTACTATTTGCAACTGTTGAACTTAAATCCGTTCCACTTGTTCCTATTGTTAAAGCAGCAACGCTTGTAACTGTTCCTACACCACTACCACCAACTAATGCTATTGTGCCACTTGCAGCAGGGAATGTGTATTGATAAGGTAAAGTTCCACTAAAATAAAAACTATTTGAATATGTATCAAAGTCAATATTTATCCCCTTATTTCCCGAAGCCGAATAAGCAGAAAGCCCTACATATCCTGCTAAACTTGCTGAAACATTATTTTTTAATATTACCCCACCATCAAACTTTGTAAAAGTAGAAAATGTTTTTGCCCCTGTGATTGTTTCCGTACCTGCTAAATGAACTACTGCACTATCTAAAGCATAAGTACTATTATCATAGCTAATGGTAGTGCCTGAAGCCTTAACAAATCCTGTACCATTTAATTGTGGTTGTTTAAGATTAAAAGTATTCCAATCAGTTGAAGATAAATAACCATTAGTGCTTGTAGTAGCCTGTGCAATCGTTATATTAGGCGTTGTACCACCACTTGAACTTAAAGGTGATGTAGCAGTTACCGCAGTAAGATACCCTGTTAAATCGCTTGTAAGGGCAATCGTTCCTGTTGCATTAGGAAATGTAAAAGTATATCCTGTTGAAGATGGTAAAGTAAAAGTGTTACTAATACCACCACCACTTGTAAACTTAACGCCATTGGTTAATCCACCTAAATTCATATACCCTGCTAAAGAGTTACTTGAAGCATTTTGTAAGAATATGCCTCCGTTATTTTTAGTAGCATCCGAGAAAGTCTTTGTACCACCAACTGTTTCATTGCCTGTATTATGAACTACTGCTGAATCTAAAGCGTATGTGCTTGAATCAACTGTGCCATCAGCCTTTAAGAACTGACTTGATGTGCCACCACTCTTTACTAAAGTAGTTGCGTTTAATGTACCTATTATCGTTGCTGCGTTTCCGCTTCCACTTGTCTTGTTTATGTATAATCCTTCGCCATTACCACCTTTAGTAATATTCAAAGCAATCCCTGCACCGCTTGAATGATTAATAGCAAATGTATCACTACCACCATTTGATGTAAAAGAACCTGTTGCTCCTGTAATAACATCAGCAGTCAAATTAAATGTACCTAAATCAACATTTGCAGTTGCACCTGTGTAGGGAACATATCCTGTTAAAATAGGAATGTCCGATGTTAATGCAATAGTTCCTGAAGCAGCAGGGAATGTATAATCATATCCTGCATTGTTTTTAAATATTAGTCTATTAGATGTAACCGAATCTCCATCCGTTATGTATAAACTTGTATTAGTTCCACTAGCGGTAAATTGTAATGAAGTATATCCTGCACTTGTAATATAAGGAGAGCCTACTTTTTTAAATAAAGTACTCGTATCAAATAATGCAGTACTGCTAAATGTTTTTGAACCTGTAATGGTTTGAGTGCCTGCTAAAGTTACATAAACACTTAAATCAGGAAAGGTTGTCAAGTTTCCTGCTCCGTTTACATATTGAAGATTAGTTCCGTTGAAATTAGCAGTTATCGTACCGCTTGTACTGATGGGAGAATTGCCGATTGTTATTGCACCTGCGTTAGTAGATAAGCCAACCGAGGTTACCGTTCCTGTAGCACCACCTGCTTTCTGCCATACTGAGCCGCTATAAATAGCTTGATCCCCAACTATAAAAGAAATAGGCCCTGCACCGAAGTTAACAGTACCTGCAACATTACACAGATAAACATCCCCCTCATTAAAAGCACCACCATTAGTTAAGGTTGGGCTATTAGCAGCAGCGTTCCAAACTCCTTTATATTCCATAACCGAATTAGGCAACTGAGATACTAATATCTTTCCATTCACATCAAGCTTTGGTACACCATTAGCCACATTAAAAGCCAAAGAACTTAACACTCCACTTGTGCCAATAATGACATCTTGTAAATCCCTAACTTTCGCACCTCCTGTCAACTGTAGTTGATTACTCATTCTATTTCTAATTAATTATTTTACAATCATTCTTACAAACTCATCCACTTCTAGTGGTCTTGCCGTTGCAAAGGTAAGAACTCCTGTGGCACTATTAAAGGTAACATTCTCATCCGTTGGTACACCGCTTGTAGCTATCGCTCTAACCTCTACACCACCTCTTGTAACTGATATACAAGTAGATCCGATTGCACCTGAGAATGTAACAGTTGTTTCACCACCTGCTGCCGTATAAGAAAAACTATTCACGCTTGAAGTTGATATTGTAGAACCTCCGTCTATAACTTGAGTTCCTGTGATTGCATAAGCACCTGTTCCCTGTAATGCCAATGAATAAGTAGATGCACCCTCTACAGGAGCACTTAAACTAATAGATGTAATGTTAGCAGTACCGCTTACTATTGAGTAGCCATAGGTATCACTAGCATCTGCATTGTCATTGTCTATTGAGAATCTAACATCTATTGAAGCTCTGTCTAATTGCTTCTGCATTAAAGCAAGATAGGAGTAACCACTTAAGGCTATAAACCCATCACAATTAACTGTCCAAGAAGTAATGTCACTCTTAAACTGCCTAAACCAAGCTGAGGTTTGAGAGGTTACTTCTACTTGTTCAGTAGATGCCTCAAACGAGCAACTTGTAGAAGCTCCCATTGGAGTTCCTAATGGTATAGTTGTAGTTACCTGAGCTACATTAGTTGATTGGGTATAAAAAGTAACTGGGTTACTACTTGCACCTGCGTAAATAACCTTAATTAGAAGCCTATCTGTGGCACCTATAGTCGTTTGAGTGACTGTCATTGCCGTAGAATATAAGCTCGTTGTCATGGATGTTATATTGGTTTCTACGGATGAAAATAATAAGGTAGCAATACTACCATTATATTTATATAGTTCGTACTTAATTTGAGGTACTGAAACTAGATTAGCAATAGAATAATAAGCACTAAAAGTCCAAGTACCTGCTGGTATGGTTGTAACACCAGGATCAAGTGCATCCGTAATAAACGAAGCTATTGTACCTGCTCCTGTTTTATTAAAGTTAACTGAAGTACCTGCTACTTGTGTTCTGCTTAATTCCTTACACACAATACTATCAAAAGTGCCTTGTGCAGTACCTCCATTAAAGTAATAGATAGCGTTGCTATCATATTCATATAAGACTATATTCGTTCCGTTTATTACTGATGCCATAGTTAAAGTTATTTAAGAGCCTAAGTATTTTATTGTTTCTACTGATGCGTTATCGGTATTTGTAATCTCTAATAATTGTAATGATGTTGTTCTATCCCCATAACTATCTACAGTTAATCTATTAGCCATAAATGTCTTATCGTTATAGCTTAAATTATTAGCAGTTAAAACGGGGTTAGTAGAATCAGCTACATGATACTTTTTATTCAAATATATAGTACTATTAGAAGATTCAGATATACCTAAATCACCTTCTACTGTAGCAAGGTTTTTATTAAATATATTTGAATATTGTCTACATATTAATTGTGTTAAATTACTATATGTCCCAGCCTTGCCATATCTATACCAATTCTGCAACTTAACTAATGAGTTATTAAAAAGTGAACCAATGGTATTAGGTACTGTTAAATCAGGATAATTAGCACCATAAGGTATTTCTATTTCTTTTAATAATGCTTCATTTGTACCTAATTTTCTTTCTACTTCAAGTACATTATATTGAGCATTTGATTGTGTTAAAGATAAATTATTGAATCTAAATAAACTAGAAGCAGAGCTTACTACAAAACCTATACTTATATACCCTATAGCTACATCAACATTGTTAAGAGTGTTTTTTCCTAATGGTATATCAAGTGAATACGATTGCGTTGGCCTTCTATCTGTCACACCTCCTATAGGCGGATTTGATGGTGGCAATAAAATGTATGTATTTATATCATTTGACCAATTGCCATTTGAATCTAAAATATATGCATTTGAGCCAACAAATAATCTTACAAGTAAATAACAAAGTCCTGTAACACCAAATCCCAATGTAGAATATAGGGTATATGTAAAAGATAATGTCGCATTACTATTCCCCATTTTAGGCAAATAGCCAAGAGCGCCTATTTCGCCTGTTGTTTTAAAAGTGGCTACACCTGTGCCTGATTGTTGTATTCTAACATCATTAAATTCATCATCTGGGTATTGATAAACAGTTAAAGAACCTGTCCCCGCTAATCCAGCAGTAAATCCAACTGGAGCAGTAGTAGAGTTTATATATTGCTTAAAATCACCATCGTTTATATAGTTTTTAGCATAGGAATATGGTGTTGTTACCTTAAGCCTAGAATACCCCTTTTTTGTTATTTTGGTTTGACTATTATTAATAAAGTGCACATTGCCTTCACTATAAGGATCAATAGAAATACCTGCAGTTAATGTTCCTGATTCTGTTAAATAAACAACGGTATCTAACAAGTATTTTGTATAATAGTTTGTTGTACCAGCCATTTCATTTATAGACATAATCCACCAATTACCTTGGTATTGGAATAATCTACAACCAAAAGAC